CGAGGAAGATTACATCATTGTTTGGGAAGTATGGTGCCGGGACGAAGATGGTTCCTGGTACTGTGAGACATTCAGCCCGCTACGCCCGGATGAAGATATCCGCAAGTCGTACAAGCTCGGCAAGGGTTACGGAAACAAACACCCATTTAGCCAGTTTGAGTACGAGGTAAAGGACGGTCGCTGGTACAGCCCGCGTGGCGTGACTGAGATTGTTGCGGTTCACGAGGCGGAACTGACTAAGCTGCTTAACGAGAAGAACGATTACATGACGCTGGTCAATCGGCCCTTGTTCCGTTCGGCCCGTGAAATCCCGAATGCGGCTAACCTGAAATTTTCGCCCGGTCAGATTTTACCATACGACATCCAACCGATCCCGATGCCAGCGCCGCCGGTTTCGTTTGATCAATCGATGATGTTCACCCGCGACATTGCCGAACAACGGGTTGCTACGCCTGACTTTGGCATGTCGCAATCTCTGCAAAACGCCGAGCGCCGCACGGCTACAGAGATCAACCAGATTTCAAACCTGTTCAGCCAGAGCAGTGACTTGCGTTTGCGCATTTTCCGCATGGGCCTCAACCGGCTCTACAACTGCGCGTGGATGCTGCTGAAGGAGCATAGCAAGTCTTCGCTGGATTACTGGTACGAGGACACGGTTAAAGAGTTAAACCCGGAAGCACTTAGTGAAACCTATCACATCCGACCAACCGGAAGTGCTGATGGTGTTAACCGCGACTTTATTTACACCCGCGCAGTAAACCGCATGCAGATGTTTGCGAACGATCCGTTCATCGATCAGGGCGAGCTACGCAAGAGCGTGCTGGAAGCCGATGACGTTGCACTGGTCAAACGCTTGTTCATGGATCCTGAATTGAAGATGGCCGACCAGGCTGAAGATCAGGCGAACGAGTTAACCTTCATGCGACTCGGATTCCCGGCAGTGGTGAAAGAGTCTGACGATCACGCCACTCATATCCGAACAATTTTGGGATACATTCAATTGTCATCTCAGACAGGCCGACAACTTGAACCAATGGAGATGCAAAGACTCCAAGAGCATATTCAAGCTCACTTGGAGCTACTCCGGAAAACCGACAAAGATGCCGCTAAAGAGGTGGAGGCGGAAATTGCCGGTCTGTTAGCAGGTGGCTCGCAACCAGCAGCCGGTCCTCAAGAACAAGCGATGGGGGCACCCGCACAAATGCCTGTTGAGGCGCCACCTGCGGCAATGCCTGAACCCGCGCCTTCCGGCGCAAATCAGGGGGCTGAATATGCTGCGTAAATTGCGGGCTGCCTACAATTTCATGCGCCTGTGCGGAGTTGCCTGGCGCACATTACCTGAGTGGCGTCAGACCGATGCCGCTGAGTTGAATAGATTTTTTCAGGGACAGACCGGGGAGCGGTTGAGGGAAACGCTCCTCGCTATGACGGTTCAGCAGTCCCTGGACGGTACATCGAGGGCGGGAAACGATCTGGAATATCGCGCAGGTTATGCCGCTGGTTTTAGAGGGGCGGTAGCGACCTTGGATGCGCTAATGGCTAAGTCGGTGATCACCGATTCAGATCACCGTCCCGATGTGCCAACTGATGATTTGGCGTGGCTAAATAGTATGGAAGACTAACTATGAGCGACGAAAACACTGATAGGAACGCAGAACGTGAGCAATTGCTGGCGGCACTTGATGCTGCCGACACATCTGCGGGCGAGGAACCCCAGGAGTCCGGAAATCTCGCGCCGGACAATCAGAGTAATGAGGAGCAAGCTGCTGCGCCGAAACAGGAAGCCGAAGCCCAAGAAGTGGAAACTGAGGCACCTGAACAAGCAAGCGATGCGGAGACTGATGAAAAGCCTCTGACCAACCGAGAGAAGAAGTCCAACGAACGCCTAGACCGAAATTGGGATAAACTTAATGAGGAAAAGGCGACCTTGAAAAAGGAGAGGGAAGAACTGGAAGCCCTGAAGCAACAAGCCCAGGACGATCAGACTTCCCCGGACGACTACCGAGAGTTGGCTGAACGATACAAGGAAGACGGCGAGACTGAACTTGCCGAACTTGCATTGGAAAAGGCTAAGGAAGTTGAGGCACGCAAGACTGCGAACGAACAAAGCAAAGTCGCTGAGTCAATCCAATCTAATTGGACTGAAAACCTGAAGGATCTTCAGGAGCAATACCCAGAGTTGAAAGACTCATCCAGCGAAATATCGCGAGGCGTTGAAAACATATTGGATCAACGTCCGCATCTCCGGGCTTACTCGGAAGGCATCCAAGATGCAGTTGAGTTCGTGGTCACAAAGATTGCATCCAAACAGGTGGAATCTTTGCAAAAACAAAACGGCGATCTGCAAGCGCAGGTCGATGAACTAACAAAACAAACCAGTGTTACCGGAGCGCCTCCCGGACGAGAGTCCACGCCGAAGAACTTCGACAGCATGAGCCAGGCCCAAAAACGTGAAAAGTTAGTGGATGCCTTGCGAAATGCCGACGATCAACAGGCTGGGATGGCCGTGTTTCGGTAGCACGCATAATAGGGGTTAAAATCTAATGGCAGTAGAAACCGGAACCTCTGGGATTAGCACACAATTCCAGCGGTACTTTTCAAAGGAACTGCTCGACTACATTGTTGAGTCGTTGCAGTTAGTACAATTCGCGCAAAAAGCACCGTTGCCCGCCAAGAGCGGCAGCAAAACCATTCGCTGGTTTCGTTTCGACGAGCCTAGCACTGGCGCCATCGAAACACTCTCGAATGAAGGCACTAAGCCTACCGGCGAGCGTGCTTTGAGCCTGGAGAATGTGGACGCTGACTTGGTGCAATACGGTCAAGTGATCAGCATCACGGATATCTTGCAACTCACCGAGCTTTTCTCGCACGTCGAGCAAGCTGTTAAGGTGACGGGTCAAGATGCCGCGCTGCACGCTGACAAGATTGTGCGCAACGAGCTTGGTAGCAATGTTACCGGCAAGCAAACTCGCATGGCTAATGGTCTTGCTGATTACGCTGCCGTTGGCGCTGCCAGCGCCGCTGATGCGGTTGTGGAGTTTAACGACTTCCTCGACTGCACCACGCAGCTTCGCAAAAACAACACACCGATGATCGGCGGAAACTACGTCGGCGTTGTTAGCCCGGAAGTGGCTAGTGACCTGATGAAGACTAGCGGTTGGCAGAATGCCGCCAGCTACTCCGCTGTTGAGTCGTTGTACAAGGGTGAGATCGGTCGATTGTGGGGAATCCGTTTCCTTCAGACCACCGTTCCTTTCTTGTCCGACGGAAGCACTCAGCACACTTACGACGCGAGCGGCACTGTCCACTCCTCGTTCGTGTTCGGTCAAAACGCCTACGGCGTTTCGGATGTTGCGAGTCAAAGCCCTTACGGGCCGAGCGTGTACGTCACCGACGGCGCCAGCAAGGACGATCCTCTCAACCAGAAAACGGTTGTGGGTTACAAATCGTTCTACGCGGCGAAGACACTTCAGCCGAAGTATTACGTCGAAATGTACTCCAAAACTAACTTCAGCTAATAGCTGACAACTGGGGGGAGGGGAACCTCCCCCCGGCTTTTACAATGCCGATTTACGTTTTTAAAGATGAAGACGGCAAGACCGTCGAGCGCCTGGTGCAACGTGGCACTCAGGCGATTACTGAGGATGGAAGAGTTTACACCCGCGACCTGGTTGCGGGGTTTGGTGTTAGTGGAAATGCAACCGATCCAGGCACCATGAAAGAACAAGTTCGGCGCGGGTACCGGGAACTGGAAAACCGGGGGTGGAAGTCGAACTACAGCAAAAAAGAAATTAAACGAGTCTGGGGAATTTAAGTTATGGCGGGAAGCGATTCATTAAACGGGAAAGCAATTTCGGATACCTACAAGGATCTCTTGCAGGTGCCGAATGCAAATTCGGGCGTGGACGGCACCCTGCGCACGGTGATGGATGGTGAAGGCACCGAAAGCACATTGCAGGTATCGACTGCCGGGGTAAAATCTACCGGCACTTTGGAGTCAACCGGCAACCTTACTGTCGGTGGCACTCTTACTTTGGGCGGCACCGCAATTAGTAGCCTAGAAGATGGGGCGACAGCAGATCAAACCGGCGCCCAAATTAAAACTGCTTACGAGGGAGAAGCAGACACAAACGCATTTACTGACGCTGACCACAGTAAGCTAGATGCCATTGCTCCCAGCGCCACAGCTAACGACACTGACGCCAACCTGAAGTCTCGCGCCAATCACACTGGCACACAGGCGGCTTCTACCATTTCAGATTTCGACACTGAGGTAGCCGGAAACAGTGCGGTCACAGCCAACACGGCCAAGGTCACAAACGCTACGCACACGGGCGACGTTACTGGTGACACTGCACTAACGATTGCTGATGGTGCTGTAGTCACTGCAAAGATTGCTGATGACGCCGTAACGGCTGCAAAACTTAATGCGGCCTTAAACGATTTATCCAATGTAAATGCCAGCCCGTCTGACGGGCAGGTGTTGAAGTGGGTTAACGCTTCAAGCGAGTGGCAAGCCGCAGATGACACTGGAGGCGGCTCTGGCGGAGGTATTTCAAATGTCAGCGAAGATACAACACCCCAACTCGGCGGCGATTTAGATGTAAATGGCAACAGCATCGTAAGCGCATCGAATGGTGATATTGCAGTTACGCCTAACGGTACAGGGAAGGTCGTTCTTGATGGGCTTAACTGGCCTACCGCTGACGGTTCTGCGGATCAAGTTCTAAAGACGGATGGTTCGGGTCAGCTTTCATTTACGGCTGCGGGCGGCTCCGGCACAGTAACTAGCGTGGGCGGCACTGGCACTGTATCCGGGCTGACCTTGAGTGGCACGGTCACAAGTTCGGGCGACTTAACCTTGGGCGGCACTCTTAGTGCAGACCTGACGAGTGACGTAACGGGCGTACTCCCCGTTGCTAATGGCGGCACCGGGTTGACGGCGATCACCACTCTGCTCAACAGCAACATAACGGCCTCTGACGTTGGCCTGGGAAGCGTTGAGGATACAGCCATATCCACATGGGCCGGAACTGCAAACGTAACTACACTAGGGACAGTAACAACTGGAACTTGGCAGGGAACTGAGATTGCTCTTTCCCAAGGAGGAACAGGGGCCACAGACGCATCCACAGCCCGCACTAATCTTGGGCTAGGCGCAGCAGCAGAAAAAGCCTTCGACACTGCTGGAGGTGTTCAAGCCTACGATGCCGATACGACCAAGAACGATGTTAGCAATACTTGGACAAAGCCGCAGCAAGGCCGAACTCTTACCGATGACTTTTCAGACCTCACAAGTGGCTTGTTAGATTTCAACGCCTATCAAAACTTTATCATTACGCTGGATGCTGGCGTAAATGCTTTCACAAACCAGACAGCAACAGTAACCGCTGGGCAAACTGGAGTGATCGTCTTGATCCAGAACAGTTCAGCGTCAACGGCAACGTGGACTTCCGATTACAAGAATGTTGGAGGCACCGCACCGACACTTTCTAGCGGGTCAGCCAAAGTGGATGTGCTGCCGTATATCATACAAGCCGACAACACCATCTTGCTCGGCGCACCGCAATTGGATTTTAGCTAAATGGCAGACTTTGCATCAGCACTTTGGAATAAGCCAGCAGCGGCTGACTCAACCCCAGCCGACCCTGTGACCCGTTCGCTGCGGTTTGATGGCACTTCGCGTTTATTTCGGTCAACAGGAAGCACTAGCACAACGTGGACGCTGGCGTTTTGGTTTAAGAGGTCGCTTATTTCTGGCCCTTCGGATATGCAGTACCTAGCGTGTTGGGCGATTAACGGAACGTCAAGCGGTGAAGGTATTTCTTTGCGCGGAACCACTGATTCTAGCTACCTAGATCAACTTTCTTTATGGAATGGCTCTACGCATAATTACTCGGGCAGAGTTTTTCGTGACCCATCCGGTTGGGCGCATATGTGCATCAGCGTCAGTTCCGGTACGGGTACGGTTTATTACAATGGTGAGTCAATTATATCGGGAGTTAGCGGGATACAAGCGTTGGGCGATGTGCGCATTGCCGAATGGATAAGTAACTCACATGAGTTTTATGGTTATATGGCCGATGTGTACGGCATCGAGGGTAGCGCACTAGACCACACCTCGTTTACTGAATCGAATGACTATGGTGGCTTGAAACCCAAAGAGTACACTGGATCATTCGGCACAAATGGCTTTCACATCGACGCACAGCCCCTCGGTTCCGATGCCGACCTCCTCGTAACCTCCGTGGGCCGCAACGATGGCGACACGC